GGCTTAGTCTAATCAATAATAAACAAAAACAAATTAGCAATTACACTAACAGCGCAAAGATAGCATGAAACGCAAGCAACATCCAAAAGTCATTCAGCGAAAGTTGGGAAGGGAACGTGCGGATGGATTGTACTGCGATAACATCATTGAGATAGATCCAACGTTGCCGCCTATGCGCTATCTTATTGTGCTCATTCATGAGTACCTTCACCACATTCAACCGGAATGGAGCGAAGAAAAGGTAGATGCTGAAGGTGAGGCACTGGGCAGGTTTCTTTGGAAGCAGGGCTATCGCAAGGTGCAGCAGTAGTTATTCATCGAGCAGCCCTTCAGTTATATCTATAAACCTATCGTATAAATCTACAATCTTATCACTTACTTCTTCAACGTGTTCACCGTACTTGTATTCTCTGCGCATCAATTCCATGATGTCTTTAAGCGCATCCTTATACCGGGCAGCGTTAAGGGTGTAGTTGTATTCTAATTGTTCTTCAGGTAGATTAAACGTTAGTGTTGCTTTCATTTTCTGCTTTGTTTGGTAATCCATTTTGACAATCGGTGTATCCTTCAGTATAGGAATTCAGGATGTTTTCCAATTCCCATGTTTGGGCTTTCATCATGAAGGCATCCAGTTCAATCCATGATATGTTTACGGATGAACCTTGAAACCTTTTGCGCAAGGCTTTGCTAAGTCTACGCATTGCTGTTTCTTTTTTCTCTTGTGTCATTGCTTATCTTCTTTTTGTGGTGTATACGTTTTACCTGTTACTAAATCAACTATTACAGTTGTTCCATGTCCCGCTTTGCATTGCGGTGTTTTCATTTGCTCACGTTCCACATTAAGTAATTCAGACATGGAACGAATAAAATCCCTTCCCTTGTTGGTGTGAACATCAAACAAACTTGGTTCGTGTTCTTCGACAACTCGCATTGCCTTTTGTAATAGTGTTAATTCGCTCATAGATATTTTATTTCTTTGGTTAGTGTATACAGTTCTTTGTTTACTGATTTGATTTTGTGGTGCAGATTGTCTTTTACGTAGCGTGTCCTAGCTGTGACAAACATCTGCAATAGATTAGTTCGCTCTACTTTCAGCTCGTCGATTGAGCGCATTTTCTTTGCTCCCATTCATTTTTAGTATTTCGTTTTTGACATGGTGGTAGTATGCTTTGACTGAATAATACTCACCGGTGCCATCGAAGTCTTGCATGATGTCGCTGGGTGCGTTTGTCAATGCTTCATCTACGCAGTACAGCGCAGCGTTAATGGCACGCATGTGCATCAATGCTAAGTCGCCATGTTGATCACCAGCTTCGACTATATCAAAATAGTTCGAGTACAGTTGCCATGCTTTGTCTTTTGCTTTCATTGTTTAGTTTATTGATTAATTCGATTACTTGCTCTTTGTTGTAGTAGTGCTGCATTGAATTGCGCACGTGGTCTTTGAGTTGTTCCGTGGTCATTTGCATCTGTATTTTTCGTAGTAGTCTATAGCTATATTACAAGCTTCACGTCTTTGCTCTTTCTCCATTTTCTTAGCTTGTTCAAATACTCTTGTCATATAGTCTAAATGTGCAAAATCGATTTGAAAAAAATCTTTCAAATTATCTTGTAACCACTCTACTGCTGTTTGTTCTTTCATAATGCTAAAGTATTAAGGTATTCACGCCACATCGGTACACGCTCCTGAAGCTTTGCGATTGCATCTGCATCAAATTCCACAACCTTTTCGTGGATGCGTTCAGCGATGGGTATATCAAACGCCCATTCGTCCTGTGGCGTTTCAAGATTTGCATCCGGGTATTCGCGCATGAAACGTGGCATGTCGTATATCATGTTGCGCTCAATGCTCTTTGCTTTCTTGATGAAAGTAGGGTCGCCTTGTGGATCAATAAGATTAAGCCTGCGAGATAATCTGTACTTTTCGTCGTTAATCATTTCAATCGGTGCGCTAACTAACACGTAGCAAAACGTGGCACGTGGTGCACCTGTTAACCAGCAGTAGGCTTGCCCTTGCCAGTAGTAGTCTTTGCTAATATCATCCATTTTAGCATCCATGAATGTGTGTATATCCCAACTTGATTTGATATCGGGCACATTGATTACTGCACCTGCTTCATCTTTGATAAGCAAATCGGGAGTGCCTTTGATGAAATCATTGGTAAACATTTCTTCGTTCTTGAATACGATTTCGCCACGATGCCTGCGCCACATATCGATAGCATCATTCTCAACGGCTAAACCTTTTTCAATGTACTTGTTGCTGATTTCTTTGTACCGGTTGTACTTCTGTTGCACATAGACTTCGAGCAATGCGCTCTTAGTCGTTTCGGATAAACCTGATTTCGTGCGTGCATCGGTCATTAGCTTACCCAGCTGCGATGCTCTAAATAGTGTGTTGTTCATGTTGTTATTGATTGATGGGGTAAAAATAGCAAATGGTTACAATCTGTAACCACCTGCTATCATTTTTAACATTTATTCGGTAATACCGTATTGCTCTTTCTTAGCGTTTAATTCGTCTGCGACTTCGGCTAATACTTCAGGACTGCATGCTTTGAAGATTTTGTGCAGCTGTGTTAGGTCGGTTGCCTGCTGGATTAGTTCGCGCACATACGCCACATCCTGTTCATGCCCACGTCCAAGCGCACCTTTCAACTTAAATGGCTTGTAGGTATCTTTATTCACGCGATTAACGTCACGCCCGAATACCTTACCTAATGACAGCGCAGCGTTTTTAAGGCACTCTGCTTTGAGTTTACCGAAGGCAAGGTCCATTGCATTCGCTTTTTTATTATCGGGGTTTAATGCCCATCTATTGCGTTCAGCACCGGTCACACCATCGGGCACGCGATCTACCATAATGATAACCGAAGCTGCACCTACTCTACGTATTTCGTAACCACTTATCGGGTGTATCACTACAAGGTCAATGGATGCCTGTACTTCGTTAGCTAATACTGCCCATTTGAAATTTTCTGTTCTCCAATGTCCGAAGAATAATTCATCTAACGTGGTCTCAACGTGGCTAATAACCAGCGTGCGTGCTTTTTTGTCCGGTGTGGATTCGATTCCTGCCTGGTCAGGTTCTGCATTCAGCATTTGCTGAAACTTCTGCAGGGCTTCTAAATTGTCTTTGTGAAATGAGTTCATGTTGCTATTGTTTATTGATTAGTATTTCATTAGGCAATCATTGATTTCTTGGCAGTAGCTAAGCACTGCGTAAAGGATAACTGCTGCGATAATGTAACGAAGGATTTTAGATGCTGTTTTCATGTGTTTTGTTTTTAATTGATAGGGCAAATTTAGTGTAAGTATTTACACACGCAAGTTAAAAATTGTTAAAATTTGAAACGGTTACAGATTGTAACGCCTTCATGCCCACGAATAGCTGCCGTAGTTCGGGAATAGTTCGAAATACATACGCATCATGATAGCATCTGCGTAGTCAGGTGACTTGCCATGCATCCGGGCTATTTCATCTTTGGAAATAACTGCAAGCTTTCCATCTGCTTCAGGTTGCCTTCTACGTATCATGTCCAGTTCCTGCACAATTACATCACGAAACTGATTCACTTTGAAGATAACCTTATTCTGCTCAATCAATTCTGCAAGCTTGAAATAGCATTCTGCTTTTTGATTCGTATATCGGTCGGTTTGCTTTGCCCTTCCACCATTAAGGAAACCTCGACACTTTAAGCTATCCACTACACCACCGCCTACACCATCTTCATCGCAGATCACGTTCGATAGTTTGATGCCATGCCTATCGCATAGCTGGCGAATCGTAGATACTACTGTTGTGATAGGTTGTTTTCGCAGTTCGTGTATCTCAATCAGGTGCAATCCATGCCACACGCAAATAACACTTCTGTCTTTTCCAAGTCGCGCGATGTCGGCACTGATATACTTTTCACCTTTGCTTTCTTCTTCCCGGAAGCAGCGCAACAAATCTTCATACTGATATATCCAGTCTACACTTTCGTCATAGTCCCAATCGCCTTCGAGCAATCGCTTTCTATCTGCTTCAGGAAGGCGCATCATCTTTGCTTCATAGACTGCATCAGGATTCACTGTATTATCCTTCATCAAAGCTTCTACAAATGCTTTGTGTGGTGGCAATAACTCTTTTTTCCATGGATGCCAATAGTCATTATATAACCAACCTTTTGATGGATTACAACTC